AAATACCCGGACTGGTGGAACGGCATCAAGTTCCACCGGCCGATCAGCGCCTGGGCGCTGGGCGTGACCGGCGAGCAGATGCGCGACGTGCTGCAAAAGGAGCTGTTCGGCGTCCTCACCGGCCGCATTTTCGACGGCGCGTACATCACGCCCGAGGAGATCCGCTCTATCGTCCCAGCCGCCGGCACCCCACGCCTGGCGAAGGACGTGTACGTCTTCCACCAGTCAGGCGGCTACTCCTGCCTGTCGTTCAAGTCGTACTCGCAGGGCCAGGCGCCGCTGATGGGGTCGTCCATCGACTTCGCGCTGATCGACGAAGAGCCGACCGACCCGGAAATCTACCCCCAGGTGCTGACCCGTACCGCCACTGGCAACGACGGTCGCGGCGGCTACGTCGTCCTGACGGCGACGCCAGAAAACGGGATGACCGAGCTGGTCAGCCAGTTCATGGAGAGCCTCAAGCCGGGGCAGTACCTCCAGAACGTGACGTGGGACGACGCGCCGCACCTCGACGAGGACACGAAGAGCCAGCTGCTGGCCGCGATCCCTGAGTACCAGCGCGAGATGCGTTCGAAGGGCATCCCGATCCTCGGCGAGGGGATGGTCTACCCCGTGGCCGAGGAAGCGATCAAGTGCGATCCGTTCGAACTGCCGAACCACTTCCGCGTCTGCGCCGCCATCGACTTCGGCATCGCGCACCCGACCGCGGTGGCGTGGATCGCCTACGACGCTGACCGCGACATCATGTATCTGACCGATGCCTACAAGCGCGCGGGCGAGATCCCGGCGGTCCACGCGGCGATGATCCGCGGCAAGGGCGCGGCGGTGCCGCTGATCTATCCGCACGATGGCGATAATACGGAAAAAGGCAGCGGCAACACCCTGGCCGATCTCTACCGCGAAGCCGGCCTGAACGTCGTAGGCCGCTTCACCAACCCGGACGGGTCGAACTTCGTCGAGCCGGGGATCATGGAGATCCTCGAGCGCATGCGGACTGGCCGGTTCAAGGTCTTCGCCGACATCAAGGACTTCTTCGACGAGTTCCGCCGCTACCACCGCAAGAACGGCAAGATCGTGAAGGAGCATGACGACCTGTTGGACGCCGTGCGATATGCGGCCTTGTCTGTCCAGCGGTTCGGCGTTAGTAAGGGTGAGCTAAGGTTGCCAGAGGTGTACGGCAAACACGCCCTTTCGTTGGCACCTGATTACGACTTCTAGGACGCGCCATGCCCGAGATCAAGAACGAAGAGCTTACCGAGGAAGAACTGCTGGCTCTGCTGGAGCGGAACCTCGACGCGGCCGACACCTACCAGGAGTCGCTGATCGGCGAGCAGCGCGACAAGGCGCATCGGTACTACTACGGCGAGCCGCTGGGCAACGAGATCCGTGGCCGCAGCCAGCACGTCAGCCGTGACGTGTTCGACGCGGTCGAGTCGACCAAGGCGCTGATGCTCGACACCTTCACCGCCGACCGGCGCGTGGTCGAGTTCATGCCGCAGACCAACGAGGACGTGGAGAAGGCGCGGCAGGCGACCGCCTGGGTGAACTACCTGTTCTACCGCCAGAACAACGGCTACCAGATCCTGCACGACACGGTCCACGACGGCCTGGTGGCCAAGATGGGGATCGTGAAGCGGTGGTGGGACAGCCGCATCACCTACGTCGAAGAGAGGTTCGCCGGCCTGTCCGAGCCTGAGTTCTTCGGGCTGGCGTCCCAGCCGGATGTCGAGATCACCGAGATCGAGCAAGAGACGCTGCAAGAGGCGGTGGTCGATCCGATCAACGGAATGCTTGTCGCGCCCGCCGTTACAATCTTTGGTGGTAAGCTCAAGCGCCGCATCGACAAGAGCCAGGTGCGCGTCGAGAACGTCGAGCCTGAGAGGTTCTACATCAGTCCGCGCGCCAAGACCCTCGAGAGCGCCGACTTCGTCTCCTACCGCATGGAGAAGGAGATTGGCGAACTGCTCGAGGACGGCTACGACCCGGACAAGGTCGAGAAGCTGGACGAAGAGCTGGATTCGTACCGCGACTCGACCACTGGCCGCGACAGCTACGACGAGTTCTCCGAGAACAGCCGGATGAGCGACGACCACCCGAACCGCTCGTTCGTGACGGTCTACGAGAGCTACCTCCGCATCTACGATCCCGAGGTCGACACCCGCGTCACCGTCAAGGTGATCCACTCCAAGCGCGTGATGCTGGACATGGAAAAGGTCGAGTGCCACCCGTTCCGCGCGTGGTGTCCCTTCCCGGTCCCGCACAAGGCCATCGGCCTCTCGCTGGCCGACGTGCTGCTGGACATCCAGAAGAGCCAGTCGTCGCTGAAGCGCAGCGTTATCGACAATGCCTTCATGACCAACACCACCCGCTGGCTGGCGAACCTGTCGCTGGTGCGGAACCCGCGCGATCTGATCGACAACAAGGTCGGCGCGGTGATCGACGTGAACGCGATGGACCCGGCGATGGTCGTCCAGCCGCTCAATGTGCCGCAGATCAGCCCCAACGTCTTCACGACGATGGAACTGATGGAGCAGGAGAAGGAGCAGCGCAGCGGCTCCAGCCGGATGTCGAAGGGCCTCGACTCCGATGTGATCAGCAAGCAGAACAGCAGCGACCTGATCACCCGGTACATGAACGCCAGCAACCGCCGCACGATGGTGATGGCGCGCAACTTCGCCGAGTGCTTCCTCAAGCCGCTGATGTACGACCTGTACCGGCTGTCGATTGAGAACGACACCCAGCCGAAGATGATCCAGCTGGAAGGCCAGTTCGTCCAGATCGACCCGCGCGAACTCTACGACCGCACCGAGATGGAAGTGGCCGTGGCGCTCACCCCCGACGCCCGTGCGGCCGAGGCGCGGACCCTGACGATGCTCGACCAGATGTGGACCGCGAACCCGCAGGATCCGACCCTTGGCGGGATGTACCAGGTGCCGCAGCGGTACGCGCTGCTGGCCCGCGCGATGGACCTGATGGGCCTGAAGGGCGCCGACAAATACCTCTTGTCGCCGATGTCGCCAGAGTACCAGCAGGGCCAGCAGCAGCAACAGCAGATGGCCCAGCAGCGCGAGCAGATGGCGCAGCAGTTCGAGATGAAGAAGATCGAACTGGAAGAGCGCAAGGTCGTCGTCGATGAGCAGAAGGGCCAACTCGACGCCGCCAAGCTCCAGATTGACGAAGACCGCCTACTGCTCGACATCCAGGTCGCCAAGAACGACTTCATCCTCAAGGCCCAGAAGACCGGCGACGAGGCCGAGAAGTTCGACACTGACACGGCGCTCCACGCGATGGAGCTTCGCCACCGCATGAAGGTCGAAACCATCCAGGCCGAAAACCAGCGCATGGCGATGGAAGGGAAGGACTGACAATGGACTTTGACAAGGCAGTGGCCGCGTTCCAGCGGAAGAAGCGGAGCCAGGATCTGGCGACCGTGAAGCGCGAGCAGTACCGGACGATGCTCAAGGAGTACACCTCCATGAAGTACTCGCCGGCCGTCAACGGCGTACGGCGCGAGCGTGAGATCACTCAGGAAGTGATCGAGAAGCGGGCCGAGGAGAAGAAGGCAGTCGAGATCGACACGGTCGCGGACGGTCTGATCGGTTTCGTCGACATCGACATTGACTTCACGCCGACGCCCAAGGGGAGGAAGCGCAAGTGACCGTCGACCTCGAGTACGTCAGTGACGCACGGCACAAGGCCGAGCAGGCCGCCCAGCTCCTGAAGAACGATGCGTTCAACGATGCCTTCGCTGGCCTCATGGCCGACATCGAGAAGCAACTGTTCATGACTGACCCCAGCGCGAGGGAAGAGCGTGAAACCCTTTACCATCTGCATCGCGCAGCGCAGATGTTCGTCAACAATATCGCATCGCGTGTCAACCATTTGGTGTTGAACGAGAGCGACGATTGATTTAGATAGGAGACTTGAGTTGACAGAGCAAACCCCAGTGGACTCTGCACCGAGCGTAGAAGAGCGTTTGGCCGCGGTCCTTTCCAGCCCCGAGTCGTCGGACACCCTGGAACCCGAAGCCGATGACCAGCCCGACGAGGGCGACGCAGTAGACGAGGACGAGGTTGAAGCCGATACCGAAGAGTCCGAGGAAGCCGAAGATGGCCAGACCGAGGACGAAGAGGGCGAAGCCGATACCGAAGAGGAGTCAGATGGCGACGACGATGGAGATAAGCCCGAACAGCTTATCGAGATCGACGGAGAGCAGCTGACGCTTGAAGAGGTCAAACTCGGATACCTCCGTCAATCCGACTACACCAGGAAGACGCAGGCAGTCGCGGAACAGCGCAAGGCCGCCGAAGAAGAACGGCAGTACTTCGCATCCTCGCTGAACAGCATCCTGACCGCCGTGGGCGCCGACATCCAACGCTTTGAAGGCGTTGATTGGGAGCGCGCAGCAGCGGAAAACCCTGACCAATATCGTGTGGCGAAGCAGGCGTACGAACAATCCCGGCAGCTTTTTGACGGCATCCGTCAGCAGACCGAGGACTTCGTGCAGCGGACCAAGCAGGCGCAGGAAGCTGCGCTGAAGGCGCAAGCCAAGGAATCAGTGGCGGTCCTAAAGGCCTCCATCCCTGGCTGGAACAACGAGTTGTACGCTCAGATCGGTGAGTACGCCCAGAAGGAATTGGGCTTCAAGCCGGAAGAGTTCAACAACATCGCTGACCATCGCGCGATCCGGTCCATCTGGAAGGCCATGCAGTACGACAGGGGTCGCAAGGTTGCTACCGAGAAGACCGTCAAGGTGGCGCCTACCCGTACTTTGTCTGACAAGAAGGCTGCTGAATCGAAGATCGTCCACAACCGTAAGCAGAACCAGAAGCAGCGCGAGCGGCTTCGTTCTACGGGGAAGATCGACGACGCCGTCGCACTCTTGGC